GGGAGAACGTTCAATCGATACCAGTTGTTTCTTACGCAATCGTAAGACAGGTAAAACATACAAGACAGGTGACAACTGGACTACATTCACACCAGTTCTACTCCAAGACCTTCGTGACACTTATCCTGATGTAAACTTTGTTGGTATTCGCATCATGCCACCAAGAGAACTTTCTACTTTCCTTCGCATCAACTGTGATGATTACAATAGTCCAGAGGTTGAAAAGCATAGACTTAATTGGAAAAAGACAAAATCAGTTGCAATCAAAGAATGTGGATATCATGTTTACTTTGGATTATCATCTGCTGCCCTTGCAAATGATTCTGAATTTGAGGTCGATGAGGGTGCAACCAAGGCACAAATCAAGAGAGCATTTACTAAGTCATTAACTGCAAAGAAAATGAACAAGAAAATCTTAAATGAGTTTGTAACTATGATTGCCTAAATATAAAAAAAGTGTCTAGTGAAATGAAGACCTATAAAGAGTTCATGCAAGAGAGTAGTCTCTCTCGAATTAAAAGTAAATCTGATAAGGGTGGTATGGCCATCCTATCAGGTTCGAGGGGTGACAAGTCAAAGAAAGAAAATAAAGCAAGGGCAAAGCAATTAGATAAAGATATTCGTGGAAAAGGTTTACCAGGTGCGACTAAGGTTACAGGTTCATATATGGAGAAAGATAAGTCAGGTAAAGAAAAGAAAGTGAAAGAAAGATCTCACGTTGTCACATCTGGAAAGATGGGCAAGAGAAAATTTAAGAAAACAGTCAAGGCACTTGGTAAAAAGTATGGACAAGACTCTGTGTTGACACAAACTAAAAAAAGTGGTAGACTACAGGCAACAAGAAAAGGTGGTCTCGGCAAAGCAAAAGGAATAGGTGTTGGTAAATTCAAACCACAGGGTAAAAACCCAGAAGGACAATCACAAATCAAAGGTAAAACTTTCACATACGGATGATGACACAAAAACTTTACGATGACTCCAACTGGAGAGAAGAATACAAGAGTTATACAACCAATAAACGTTATATTGAACTCTTGGAAAATGGTCCTAATAGTCTTTCACAAGCTTGGTTATTAGGTGCATTGCATAATGAATGGAAAAAAATGAAAGGTTACGACAAATTTGACCCAAAAGAAAATAAAGGTCAGTTGCAATCTTCCATGAAAGATTTTTTTCAGAAACAAAAAGACCAAGGAATATAAACCAATTAAATAAGTGTCACATATGTGGTTGTTTTAATATTGATATCGATTATAATAAGTATATCAAACAAAGAACTACATCATGACTTACACTCCCTTCACTGTTAAAATGACCGAAGAGCAAATCACTGACAAATTAGTAACACTCTATGGGTCAGAAGTTACCACAGCAGACATCAAAGCATTCTGCTCTCTGAATGACATTCACTACAATACAGTCACCAGAAAATTACAGAAATACAAAGTATCCAAAGGTAAGTGGAATCTTGAGGTTACACAGGAAGCAGTTGAGCAGATTGAAAAAACATTCAATGCACCATCAGCACCAGTTCAAGAGAAGAACTTAATTCCAACAAAAGATGAGACATTTGTTCCCTTTGGTGGATTCAAAGATGTCAAAAAGATTATTCAATCTAAGCAATTCTATCCTGCATTTATTACAGGTCTATCAGGTAATGGTAAAACATTCTCTGTCGAGCAAGCATGTGCCCAACTAAATAGAGAGTTAATTAGAGTCAACATAACAATAGAGACAGATGAAGACGATCTTATTGGTGGGTTTCGTCTTGTTGATGGTAACACTGTTTGGCACAATGGTCCAGTCATCGAATCTTTGGAGAGGGGAGCTATACTCCTTTTAGATGAGATTGATTTAGCATCAAACAAGATTCTATGTTTACAATCTATTCTTGAAGGTAAAGGTATCTTCTTGAAGAAGATAGGTAGATGGGTAAAACCTGCTGCAGGATTCAATGTCATTGCGACTGCGAATACAAAAGGTAAAGGTTCTGACGATGGTAGATTCATAGGAACTAATGTTCTTAACGAAGCATTCCTTGAAAGATTCCCTGTGACCTTTGAGCAATCATATCCATCAGTTAAGATTGAGGAGAAGTTATTGAATCTACATGCTGCAAGTGTGAATGTTTCTGATGATAAGTTTGTCAAGAGACTTGTTGATTGGGCAGACATCATTCGTAAGACATTCTATGATGGTGGTATCGAAGAGATCATCAGCACTCGTCGTCTTGTTCACATCATTCGTGCATTCTCTATCTTTAAAGATAAGGCAAAGGCAATTCAAGTTTGCACAAATCGTTTTGATGATGAAACAAAGCAATCATTCATGGAACTTTATGACAAAGTAGATGCTGACTTTAACCTACCAGTTGACCAAGAGGGTAAGGAGTGATATAATGAATGCATGGAGTTTATTGTATGATATTCTCAATGGCACATTTGATGAGGAGTATCCAATAGTGGGTAAAAAAGAAACTGAGCACTCGGATTATTACTATGATTATACTCGTAATGATCCGAATGCTAAAAATCCATTCACCGATCCTAAAGATAGGGAGAGGGCAAAAAATCTTCTAGAAGATTGTAATGGACTTGACTATGAAGTTGATTTAATGACAAAAACAGATAACAATTTTAAGTATCATGAAGATGAGATACTTAAAGATGTTCAAGAGTATATCTCAAGAACGTATCAAGGACACTATACAGGAACAAAACATGAGTTCCGTAAAGTGCAAACCATTGACTTAATGGCAGCAAGAGATATTGCAACAGGATTCTGTCAAGCAAATATTCTCAAGTATGGCAGTCGTTATGGAAGTAAAGATGGTAAAAATAAAACAGACTTGTTAAAAGTCATACACTATGCTATGCTATTATTACACTTTGACGGACATTATGGAGAACCATCAATGCCCTCTGGAAACTTTGACCAAATGCCTTAATGATGAAATTACGTGATTCTATGAAACTATCTGACAGCACTCTCACAGTTCTTAAGAACTTCGCTGGCATTAATAATTCTATACTTGTAAAACAAGGTAGTAAACTTCGCACAATATCTGTTGCAAAAAATATTTTGGCAGAGGCAGATATATCAGAGGACTTTCCGAAAGATGTTGCCATTTATGATCTAAATCAATTTTTAAATGGATTGAGTTTACATCAAGATCCTAACTTAGATTTTACTGAAGAATCTTATTTAACTATTCGTGAAGGTAAGAGAAGAGTAAAATATTTTTATGCAGATCCACAAGTAATTATTTCACCACCTGAGAAAGAAATCACTCTACCATCACAAGATGTTTGTTTTCAATTAGAGAGTGTCACTTTAGAAAAACTATTAAAGGCAGCGGCAGTTTATCAACTTCCAGATTTGGCAGCAGTTGGTGAAAATGGTGTTGTAAAACTCGTTGTTCGTGATAAGAAAAATGATACATCAAATGAGTTTGCAGTTGTTGTTGGTGAGACTGATAAGGAGTTTATTTTTAACTTTAAGGTTGAGAATATTAAGATAATACCTGGTGCATATGATGTTGTTATCTCATCTAAACTACTTGCCAAATTTACTAATTCAAGTTATAATTTAATTTACTACATAGCATTAGAACCAGACTCTACTTTTGAATAATGAAGTATCATCTTTACGACGAACAGGAGAGACATCAAGGAAAATTTGATTCTGTTTATGAACTTAGAAAGTTTCTCTGTGATCGTAAGTATGATACTAATTGTGATAAAGATATAGGTTGCACGTTTGATTATATTAAGTCAATCAAATGGTTTTTTGAAATTGAAGAATGAACCGTAAAAAATTTAAACAAGTATCTCTAGTTACTGGTGGATTTGATCCCTTACATAGTGGTCACATCTCATATTTTAAAAGTGCGAAAGAATTATCATCACATCTAGTTGTGGGTATAAATTCTGATGACTGGTTAGAAAGAAAAAAGAAAAATAAATTTCAAACTTGGGCGGAGAGAGCAAATATTATAACACATTTAAACATGGTTGATGTTGTTATTTCATGGGATGATTCTGATGATTCTGCTAGAGGTGCAATTAGAAAATGTTTAGAACTAGCAGATAAAGTTGTATTTTGTAATGGTGGTGATAGACGTAGAGAAAATATTCCAGAGACTATGGGATTTGCTAATAATGAAAATGTTATATTTGAATATAGTATAGGTGGAAATAATAAAATGAATAGTAGTTCTTGGATACTTCAAGAATACTTCGATAGACAACGTAAACTACTAGGAATCTAATGGAATTATCAGATACAGTAAAGTCATCTCTTAGGGATGCACAAGAAGATTTAAAAAATGCTCTTGCTTATGCAGCGAGAACAGAAAAACCATTTGTAAGTAAACATATAGCAACTATATTAGCAGATATAGAAAATTTAATTGATGCTACAGATATGATAGATAAAATAGAAAATCGTAAAGATGGTGATAGTGGAATGTTTGGTCCATTTTTTAATTAACCAATTATGAATAATGTCGGACTTGAAGTTGTCTTTTGGACAGCATTATCAATCTACCTTTTAGCAAAGTTAGGTGTATTTAAAAAGAAATGACTGCAATTAATAGATGTCGATTGATAGGGAGTATTCTTTTAATATTAGGATATTTTCTAGTTTTATATGTTGATGTTAAGTATGGTTGCACCGCCAGACTTTTTGGTAATCTTTTGGTATTACCTTTCTCAATTAATTGTAAAGCTTATGATATTGCTTTTGTATCTTCTTTCTTTGCAGTGATTGACATATCTAAAATAATTCAATTATCAACATGATTCAAAAAGAAGTTTTTTTTACTCCAGAAGAAATGCAAATCATTCGTGTTTGTTTACGTAACGCACCTATCCCTTATGATCAAGGAGAAGGAGCAAAAAAACTTAAAGTCCTACAAGAAAAAGTAGGTCCTCCTATATCAAGAGAAGAACCTGGTATAGAATTAGTAGAATACGATTTGACACCTTATGGAATTGAACCTTTAACATGAAACTAACACAAGAACTTATAGAAAAAATACAAGAAGCTATGCTTCACAAAAATCTGAAAGGTGAAATAAACTGGAAGGATGGTGATGAGATTGAAGTTAATCTTGCAGGGACTTTCGCAAAAGATAAATTTATTGTCATTAAGAATAAAACTAAAGATCCTGTTGTAAGTGCTTTACCACATCCTAATTTTGATTATGAAAAGAAGGAGTTTGTAAAATGAATTTTGAATACCTTGAAGAAACAATTGTAGATCAGATTCAAATTCTTGCAGAAGAATTAGGTGGAAAAATGTCAAAATCAACACGTCGTGACAGCACT